TAAATGGATCAGCTATATACGTAGGAAACTCTACGACCGGTACTGATATTAAAGTAATAATGGTAGGAGTAACAGCTGCTGCTGGTGGACTTCCAACGGCTACGGATGCAATAACAATAAAAGGTGTTCAAGCTGGTAGTAAACTGCCTTTTATAGTAGACTATGTACTAGCGACGGGAACAACAGCTACTGAATTGATAATGGGTAAATAATTAGTGGAAACTTAAGAATTAAACTTTAAAAAAAAACAGAATAGGACTGTACAAACCTAGCCAAACATAAACATAAACATAACCAAAAACAAAAACAAAAACAAAATGGGAAAATTCATTAAATTTAACGTACAAGATTCAGCTGCAGCATCGCCGCTGTCACCAACAGAGGGAATCTTAGTAAACGTAGAAGACGTTACTAAAGTTACAGCAACAGGAGCATCTGGAGCAAACGCCAAAACAGTAGTAGTTGGACTAACAGGTAGAAACTCTGAAGCTGGTTACAAAACTTTAACATTAACAGTATCTACAAGTTTAAGCGCAGGTGTTAATCCAACAATTGTAACAGGTAAAGCAAATCCACTAGTTGCAGCAGTAAGATCTGCACTGACGGCTAATCCAGGAGGAGTAGTAGCGACGGCTCAGTTAGGAAAAGATCAAGCAGCAACGCCTGTGCAAATGTATTTTAGAACAGCAACTTTCGCTTAGTAGTACATGAAGCCTAAAGGACTAGGAGATAGCATAGCTAACTTCACACACAAAACAGGTATTAAGCACGTCGTTGACATTGTCTCTGACGGGCTTAATATTAATTGTGGTTGCAATAACAGGCAAGAGTGGTTCAATAACAAATTTCCTTATAGAAACGAGAATGGCATTTAATTTAAAACCTTTTTTTGATCTCAATAAAATGAGTACATCTGTGTTTGAAAGAGATATGGGTGATGATCCCGTATTTGCAAGAACACCTAAAAATGGAGTTATTATTTTAAACGAAGATGCTGTTAAAAATTCTAGTAAAAAAGAACTAGACAATACCATAGCACACGAGCAAGTACATGTTGACCAATTTAAAAACGGTGAACTAGATTACAATCTTGGTGCAGGTAAAGTAATGTTCAAGGGAAAAGAATATGACTACTCTGTTATGCAAGCGGGTAAAGGTCCTTGGGAAAAGCCAGCGTATGCTGCGGAAAAAAAGTAGCTTATTAATATTTTGTGTAATCATATAATAAAGAATAACAATTAAATCCAATTATATGAAAAACTTATTTATTGCATTATTTATTACACTATCTTCATTGAGTCTTAAAGCTCAAGAAGAGTTTAACGGAATTTGGAAGTCTGAAGCAACAAGCTATGTAACAACTATACTAGCCAGTGAATGGGCGGTTGTAGGTGTTAGGAATACGTGCTTTACTAAATTAAAAGTATTAGACGAGAAGATTTTAAAATATAAAAACAAAAAATTAACTACTAGCATACATAACAAAGAAAACGGATATACAGCTGAAGTACGATACGAGTGGTTAGATAGTAATACAATATCAAGCACGTACTCTACATTTCCTGGAAAAGTGTATATGTTAAAGAGAATACAAACTAACAAATAAATATAGTAATGAAAAAGAAAATGAAAACAAATCAAGATGGTGGTAGTGTTACTGCATCTGATCCAGCTGCTGCAGGAAAGCAACTAGCTGCAGACCAAAAAGCGGGAGGCGCAAGAATGGGTTACTCTCAAAAGTTTGGACCTGGACGAATGAACGGGTATGATGCGGGTGCTAAAAGAGTTATGGATGTAATGACTCATGGAGGAGCTTCTAAATACATGGCAGAAGGTCCTGGTCAAGGAAGATTCGATGAAATGAACGCGCGCCACAAGGCCAGAAAAGAGGAAGCAGCTACAACCAAAGCTATAGAAAAGCAGCGTAATATCAGTCAAATGCAAGCCGACGTAAAAGATGGTACTCGCCCTGCGTTTGTTAATCCTAGTCAAAATGCAGTTGATGGCTCAAAATACAACTACTCCCAGAGGTTGATGGTGGGTGGAGATAAATTAGTTGATCCAGCCAGCGATTACACTAGAAACGTAACTAGAGGAGAAGATGGTTATTACAAAGGAGATGTTTTTCCTAAAAATCGTCTGTCTCCTAGTAGTCAAAGTACTTATTCGTACACTGACGATAGAACAAAAAACAATGGAAACTCTTATCAAACAAATTACCAACGCAGTTCGTTTGACTTTGCTAAAATGGATTACGAAAAGAAAGCGACTAATAAAGCAACACGCTTAAATTCAATGATAGATAAAGAAAAAAGAAGCCAAGGTATAGATGTTGATTTAGAAAAACGCGCAGCAGTTCAAAACCAGTTTGCTAAAGGAATTCTAGCAAACAAAATAAAAATGTTCTCTCCTAATTCAACGGCAAAAAATCCAACAGGCATAAAGTCTTATGAAATGAAAGAGAAAAACTAATGTATTCAAAAAAAGGATATTTAAAAAATAGTCCTGACGTAAATAAAAAAACTAACTTAATAGCTGGTAATAAGATTACCATGAAAGGTGTTGAGAGTAAAGTTTTAGGTATTGACGACAGAGGTTACGCTACTATTATGTATCCAGGATATGATTACATTTTTCCAAATGGCAAAGAAGTATTAGAAATTAAATTAAATAAATAACATTGGACAAAATAATTCAATGGCTTACAGGTGGCGTTATCAGCGAAGTTGGTAACGTCATTGATAAGCTTACAACTACCAAAGAAGAAAAGCTTGAGGCCAAAAGGCTAATGGTTGAAATACTAGAGAAAGCAGACAGTGAAGCCCAATCGCAAGTAACCGAAAGGTGGAAGTCAGATATGGCATCAGACAGTGTGCTCTCTAAAAACATACGCCCTATGGTTCTTATATACTTAACAGTTATATTTACTGTATGCGCGTTTTTTGATGGTAACGTAGGGCAATTTAAAATAGCCGAAGAATATATACCTATTTTCCAGACACTATTAGTGACGGTATATGGTGCTTACTTTGTAGGTCGCAGTTGGGAAAAAGCTAAAAAAATTCAAAATAGTAATTAAATTAAATTAAATAAAATGAAAAAAGTAAATAAAATAACAAAGAAAGAATTAGAGAAAATAGTAGAACAACAAAAAACATTAAACGAAATGCTAACTGGCATTGGTGTTCTAGAAACTCAAAAGCACGGACTGCTTCATAAAGTAGCCGAATTAAATAAAGATATAGAAGATACAAAAATTGATCTTGAAGGAAAATACGGAGCTGTCAATATTAGCTTAGAAGACGGTTCATGTACTAAAGTAGAGAAAGATGGATAATGTCGTAAGAAAAATTAGCATAGGTGCTGATTATAAAAACGACGCTATGCACTATTCTGTAGGTCAAGAGGTTTATGGTGGTCACACTATATCTCACATGCTACTAGAAGATGAAGATTCATCATATAACATTTACATTAAGAAAAACAACGAGGTATTGCCATGGAAGAAATTTAATTCTAACATGGCTATATCTATAGAGTATGATATAAAGTACTAATGAAAAGTGTATATGATTTTATCGTTAAGCCGATAGGTGATAGATATGCAAATACAAAAAAAATAGGAGACACTGAATTAGTTTTAAACACTAAGATAGAAGGTTGGAAATTTGTAAATAGATTTGCTGAAGTAGTATCAACACCTCTCGCTATTGCAACGCCTGTTAGACAGGGTGATATAGTTGTAATACATCAGAATATTTTTAGAAGATTTTATAACATGCAAGGTAAACAAACAAACAGCAGATCTTATTTCAAAGATGATTTGTATTTTGCAAGTGTTGACCAAGTGTACTTGTATAAAAGAGAAGATAAATGGCGATCTATAAATGACCGTTGTTTTGTAATGCCAATTAAAGAAACAGAGCTTCTAGTGAACAATAAAGAAGCAAATAATGTTGGTATACTAAAAATAGGTAATAGCTCCTTAGAAGAGCTAAGAATAACTCCAGGACATATAGTGACATTCAAAGCTGGGTCTGAATGGGAGTTTAATATAGACGGAGAACGTTTATATTGTATGAAATCAAATGATATTTTATTGGAACATGGATATAAAGAAGACGAAGAAGAATATAATCCTAGCTGGGCATAAAGCCGTTGAAGAGTTAATAAAAGTGGCTAAAGAAGCTATTGTTGATTCTGACGACGACATATCAGCAGACAGATTAAAAAACGCGGCAGCTACTAAGAAATTAGCTATATTCGATGCTTTTGAAATATTACAAAGGATTCAAGAGGAGGAAGCTATACTAAACGAAAAGCCTAGAGAAAGTAAAGAAAAAACTTTCAAGGGCTTTGCAGAAGGGAGGTCTAGATAATGTACACTCAAAGTTTATTTAAAATAGTAGAGGATCACATCAAGCCTCATATAATAAAAAAGAATAACAAGTACAAGAAGTGGGAATACGGTTATAACAAGGAACACGACGTTGTTGTTATAAGTAAGACAGGTGAGATAGGGGAGATATATGATATACAAAACCTAAAGATTGCGTTACCTAAACCTAAAGATGTTGTTAAGTTTAAATCAGGATCTTGGGAAAGAACAGAACTACCGAATGAGTTAAAGAAGATAAAAACAATATTTGACTGGGAGAATTACCCCATAGATTTCAAAGAAAAATGGTATGATTACATCGATAAAGAGTTTACTAGAAGAGAGCAAGGTTTTTGGTTCAATAATAAGAATCTGGATACTTACGTTACTGGTACTCATTTTATGTACCTGCAGTGGTCCAAAATTGATGTTGGGAAACCAGACTTTCGAGAAGCAAATAGATTATTCTTTATATTCTGGGAGGCATGCAAGGCCGATAAGCGGTCTTATGGAATGTGTTATCTTAAAAACCGTAGATCAGGGTTTTCCTTTATGTCCTCGGCTGAGACCGTCAATCTTGCAACTATATCCTCGGATTCACGGTACGGAATATTGTCCAAATCGGGTCCCGATGCTAAATCGATGTTCACGGATAAGGTTGTCCCAATATCGGTTAATTACCCATTTTTCTTCAAACCAATACAGGACGGAATGGACAGGCCAAAAACCGAGCTCGCATACAGAGTCCCCGCCTCAAAGTTTACACGTAAGAAACTTGACACAAACGAAACGGTCAAAGAGATCACAGGTCTTGATACCACAATCGACTGGAAGAATACAGGCGACAACTCGTACGATGGTGAGAAACTCAAACTCCTTGTCCACGACGAATCGGGTAAATGGGAAAGGCCGAACAACATCCTCAACAACTGGAGGGTTACGAAAACAACACTAAGATTAGGTAGTAGAGTTATAGGCAAGTGCATGATGGGGTCAACCTCAAATGCTTTAGATAAAGGTGGTGAAAACTTTAAAAAACTTTACTATGATTCAGACGTTAAAAAAAGAAACCGCAACGGACAGACTCGCTCAGGACTCTATTCTTTGTTCATACCTATGGAGTGGAACTACGAGGGATACATTGATTCTTATGGCACACCTGTATTCGATACACCAGAAGAAGAAGTTGTAGGACCACATGGAGATGTTATAGATTTTGGCGTTATAGAATACTGGCAAAACGAAGTTGATGGTTTAAAAGGAGATCAAGACGCTTTAAATGAATTTTACAGACAATTTCCAAGGACAGAAGACCATGCATTTAGAGACGAAGCAAAACAGTCTTTATTTAATTTAACAAAAATATACGAGCAAATAGATTTCAATGGTGACTTAAAGCATAGCTCTCTAGTTACTAAAGGTAGCTTTCAATGGAGAGATGGTATTAAAGATACTAGCGTTATATTTGTTCCAAATAATAGTGGTAGATTTTTAGTTACTTGGGTTCCGCCTGAAAACCTTCAAAATCGTGTAATAGTAAAGAACGGTGTTAAGTATCCAGGTAATGACGGCTTAGGAGCTTTTGGTTGTGACAGTTATGACATATCGGGCACGGTTGATAATAGAGGATCCAACGGAGCTCTCCATGGTTTAACCAGCTTTAGTATGCTAGATGTGCCGCCTAATCACTTTTTTTTAGAATACATTGCAAGACCCCAAACAGCTGAGATATTTTTTGAAGATGTTTTAATGGCTTGCGTATTTTATGGAATGCCTATATTATGTGAAAATAATAAACCTAGATTGCTATATCATTTTAAACGTAGAGGATATAGAGGTTTTTCAATGAACAGACCAGACAAGCTATACAATAAACTTTCTGTTACCGAAAGAGATATTGGTGGTATACCAAACTCAAGTGAGGATATCAAGCAAGCCCACGCTGCTGCCATAGAGACATACATAGAAAACTTTATAGGTTTACAAGACAGAGGTTATGGTGATATGTATTTTCAAAAAACATTAAATGACTGGAGTAGATTCAACATAAACAACAGAACAAAGCATGATGCATCTATCAGTTCTGGACTAGCGTTGATGGCTTGCAATAAAAATAGATATAGACCCATACCAAAAAGAGAAATTATATCCTATAATTTAGGTATAAAAAAATATGATAACACCGGTATTGCTTCTAAAATTATAAAGTAAATGAATATAAATTATAATGCTAACAGTGCGTTTCCCAATCAGGTAGTACCTTTGGAGGAAAAATTAAGCCTTAAGTATGGTTCGCAGGTTGCTGACGCTATACAGTCAGAGTGGTTTGCACAAGGTAGAACTAATGGGAATAGATATCTAACTTCTTTTAACAACTACCACACGCGTAGACTTTATGCTAGAGGAGAGCAATCAACACAAAAATATAAAGATGAATTATCTATAAACGGTGATTTGTCTTATTTAAACTTAGACTGGAAGCCAGTTCCTATATTATCTAAGTTTGTAGATATACTAACCAATGGTATATCTAATAAAGATTATGACATTAAAGCTTATGCTAATGACCCAGCCTCTATAAAAAAGAGAACAGACTATGCTTCTGGTTTAGCTATGGATATGTTTGGTCAAGATATAATACAAGAAGTAAAAAGAACTACAGGTCAAGATATATCTAAAACAAATATACCTCCAATGGATCTTCCTAAGACAATGGAAGAGATGGAGTTGCACTTACAATTATCTTACAAGCAAGCTATAGAAATAGCAGAAGAAGAAGCTATAACTCAGACCTTAGATAAAAATAAGTTTGAGCTATTAAAACGCAGATTAAACTATGATCTTGTAACACTAGGTATAGCGGCAGCAAAAACAAACTTTAACATATCAGAAGGCATAACTTTAGATTACGTTGACCCTGCCTATATGATTCATTCATATACAGAAGACCCAAACTTTGAAGATGTATACTATGTTGGAGAAGTTAAAGCAGTTACCATAGCAGAGATTAAACAACAATTTCCTCACATATCAGACGAGGAGTTGATTAAAATACAAAAATCATATAGCAACCACAACTACATAAATAACTGGGGTACTTATGATGAAAACACGGTACAGGTTTTATATTTTGAATATAAGACATATATGGATCAAGTGTTCAAGTTAAAGCAAACAGATCAAGGTTTAGAAAAAGTATTAGAAAAAACAGACGCTTTTAATCCACCACCTAGCGATAAGTTTGACAGAGTTTCAAGAAGCATAGAGGTTTTATTTGAAGGTGTTAAGGTACTAGGAACAAACATGATGCTAGACTGGAGAATGGCAGAGAACATGACCAGGCCAATGGCCGACACTACTAAAGTGGAAATGAATTACACTATATGTGCGCCTAGAATTTACAAAGGTAGAATAGAATCAATCGTTAGTAAAACTATAGGCTTTGCAGACATGATTCAGTTGACACATCT